ATGTTTTTCATTAAATCAAGAACATAATTTGTATACAACCTTTATAATAAATATGGAGACTGGCAAGGTGTTCCGCTTGCTATTTGTTTAAATCTGTGGTAAGGTGTCCGCAGATGAAAAACTCAACAAACTTCTTTGGAAAGGTAGACCCGAAAACTTGGGCAGTAAGACATGCTAAAACGATGAAGGTAGGAAACAAACCAATAAACAGATTCGTTAAGCCAGAAAAAGTTGAACAATATATTAAAAACAAGAAGTTCAATCACTTTGATTTAGTCGAACAGATAAAGATAGAAAAAGGAAAAAACGGAGGTTTGTATAAACTAACTTTTCAATTCAATGGATAAATATTCAATCCCAATTCTCGTCATTCTTGTCTGGTGCATTTTAATGTCATTCGTCATGTACCCAGTTTACAAAAGTTGTGTTCAAAGTAATAATGGAAACTGTATTTTTTATATTTTAACCACCCAAAATAGATGAGCATAAATCAAGAGATGCTTTCAAATTTTAAAGAGGAGCTAGATGAGGTTTCGGTTGTAGACCTTCCAGACGATTTGGAGTTTGCAAAAAACATTGCTAAACAGCTTGAGCCATCAAAAGCTCTCGAAGCAATAGAAGCATACACTTGGTATGTATCGTGTCGTACTAATGAAATCACAAAATGAAAATATATAAACTCGTTATCGGCATAGTAGTAGGATTTCTATTTGGGTTTGGAGCTTGCTTTCATATGAATCCACAAACCATAGACATTGAGGATTATCAACTTCTCAATCAAGATATGGTCGACAGACTTAAAGCAGAGAGTTGTGCAAAAGAAGTGAACGAAGTACGAAAAGAATTAGATGATAAGTTCAAACTTGCATGGAAAGAAAAAGAAGGGACTTGGAAGAATTTTGAGACCTGTGACAACCAACCTTTAGTTATCGAATCGAATGTAATTGAACTTTGTGACACGACAGAAAAAGATGAATACATTGTCGAGCTAGAAGATACGCTCGAAGAATGTGTAGATGCTAACGACTTATTGAGTACACAAGTTCAAAACTTTATGTACGAGGATAGGTAAAAACTTCTGCCTGTCCCTTGGGGTGCAGGCACAAGGGTTTATCCCCTTTCATAATTCCTAACCACCAATATTATGAAAAAAAAGTATATCGCTAAAGGCATCAACGGTGCCTACATCACCCGATGGGGATTCATCGGATACTCTCTACTCTGTATTCTTGCAGGATGGACAATCTGTTTAGGTTCATTCTTTATCGCTCAATACCTATGACAGTAAAAAAACCGTCACCAGAAAAAGTGATTGCAGAATTGCCTGCACACTTTTACACATCATGGTTGTTTTCAGAGAGTCTAATCAAACGAAGTTTCGCAGTAATGGGTCATTACATCATTGCATATCTTTGTGTCGTTGCAGTCCTTCTCGTTATAGGATTAACTTTCGCAGTTGTATTTGGAGTCGGAGAAGCAATCTTTGGATAATATGATAAACTTAAAAATCGTTCTCGGCTCTGCACTATTGATAGCTGGCTTCTGGCTACTTATAAACAGAAACGAAAACCTATCAGCAGAGCAGAGAGCTTTCTATGAATGTCATGACGAAGTAAACTCACGATACATAGGAGCACCAACGCTCGAAGAAATTAATATCTGTTTATCAGAAAAAAAATGACATATTTTATCATCACAACAACTTACTTATTTTTAACACTAATATGAAAAAGCTATTATTGCTTTCATTGGTAGCATTGCTACCACTTACAGTATCTGCTGTAGGGATAGCAGGACAACGGAGAGATGGAACTATTGACCCATCCTTTGTAACAAGGTCTGTCACATCGAAAACAACAATACTCGATTGTGGAGGAGGTCGTATGCGGAGTGTAAAAAATTACACTACGAAATGCATACAAAAAACGAAAGGAATTCTTCGTAACACAAGAGCAAGGAAGTCTAACATACTTACAAGCCAAGCTCCGCGTTATCGTATGACGAAGAAACCAACAGTCGCAAAATCTACAAAAAGAACTATCTCTATTGAAGCACAACGAGCTGTATACTGGAGAAACTTCTGGAAAGCTCGTAACAAATGAAAGAAACACTAATCGAAATCGGCACATTTATATTCGGGATATTACTATTTTTATTGTTCCTATTTATGCGAATCCTATGGGTAGGTGTCAGTTTTGCTTTTGCACTCGGATGTCTTTGGATTGTATGGCAATTCCTATCATGGATATTTTAATCACTAAATTATGAAAAAACTACTACTTATCGGTATCAGCTTAGGATTGATTGCGTTGTACGGGATGGCAAATGCCAGCTACGACCCATCACTCCAAAATAGAATTCAGTTTAATACAATGTTAAACACTTACCCAGAGTTGCGAGATGTGAATATTAGATTCGTTCCAGCTTTTGCAGAAAAACTTATGGTATGTGAAATTGTTGGAGACAAAAAGTGTTCAGTAAGAATATCATCTTACGAACTCGGAAACGATACATCTTACATACAGAAGAATATCATTCCGTTCAGTCTTCAATATAATGTTATGCACGAGACAGGACACCATGTTTATTTTGCAGTAATGGAACAATGGCAAAGAGACAAATGGGTTCGATTATGGAACGACCATCCGAACCATGTAAGTCCATACAGCAAACATTCTCCTTGGGAATCCTTTGCAGAGTGGTTCGCTGTCTACAAATACAACTTGAGAGACATAAACCAATACGGTACTTATGCTGGAGTAGAGATGGTATTTGATTCACCACAAGGAAAATTTATGGACACAATTTTTCCAAAATATCGTAGACCTAATTACATCATTAAATGAAAAAACTAATAAAAAAATCGGTTCTCATCCTCCTATTCTTAGGACTCCTTGCAGCTTTTTTCGCTGTCGGAAACGCAAACGCTTTCTTCTGGCAGAACGAACCAGAAATGACGAAGCAGGAAATCTATGAAAACGATGCTCAGACAAGAGAACTTTCTCGACAAATGTTTATACAGGCAACAACTAATGCTCTTAAATCTCAAAAAGAGTATGCCAAAGAAAAAGCAGGAACAGCTATTATCGAAGAAGATACCGTTGAGCTCGAAAGACTTACAAAAGTCATAGTAACATTGAACAAAGAAATTACTCAAGTGCAACAGCACACAAAGATAGCTTTTATGATGGCGAGACAGTAGGGATATTCGTTTCGCCACAACTCATAGATTCCACACCACACGAACAAGACCTTGTAGAATACGCTTGGAACATAAGCGGAGGAGATATGGATTTCCTATTGATGATAGAAGGAGAGGGACAGTGGTTCGACCCACTTAGGCAATCAAATCTCTATCTTCAAAAGAAAAATGGAAAAGTTGTAATCTGTAAAAAAGAAAATTGGTCAGCGGCTTGCAAGAGAGAACAATCGTTTGGACATTGTCAAGTCCATTCCTACTATCATCCAGAAATAACAAATGATAAAAGGTTTGAAGACTCATATTGGCAATTAGACCAGTGTTGGAATCTCTACAAAGGAGGCACAAAATTTTACGGAATAGCCAATAAACATAATTCTATAAAAAAATTCAAATGATATATGCCAGACTAGAGACAGAAGGGCAGGACAACATGTTCCGTGTTTGCTTCACTTGCACACAGGAAGAGTGGGGGGGACTTAAAAAAACTATTATGGAAAATCTTTCATTATGGAGAAAAGAAGGGTGGCATCATGGTTATAAAAAAAATACGAGACTTGCCCATCGCATGCACATGTATAATGTCCATCCGAAATACGGAATTTCTGGCTACTCCACAGACAACGCTCTTCACATAGTTAATAGACTTGGATTCACACCAGTTTCAGAAAAATTCTTTTATAAACAATAAACCAAATGAACCCACACGAACTAGCAAAACGAAATACGGAAATTGTAGCGATGCGAAAGCAGGGTCACAAACTACAATACATAGCTACCATCTATGAAGTATCGAGAGAGCGTGTCAGGCAAATCTGTTTGAACTTTCTACCAGAGGACATCGAACAAATCGAAGGACAAGCTATCGAATGGCTGAGACTTTCCGACAGGGTTCTCAACGCTCTCCATAGAAACGAAATCCATACAATCCCAACACTCCAATCAATAAAAAACTACGAAAGACTCAGTGGAATCAGAGGAGTAGGAGCGAAGGAAATCGTGAAAGCATTAAAAAAACATAAAGAATCAGGAAATACAAGTGGACTTGCTTGACTTTAGTGAAAAAATAACTATGATGAAATCATGAAAACAATGACAATCGGCAAAAAGCAATATGCTCAAGTCAAAGATAGACTAAAAGCATTTAGAGAAGAAAATCCGAAAGGAAAGATAGAAACTTCTTTCTCCGAACTTGGAGAAAATGTTGTACTAAAAGCTGAGATAACAAAAGAAGATGGCTCAGTAGCTACTGGTCAAGCGATGGGAAATCTCAAAGAGGTAAAGGCATTTGAGAAACTTGAATCAATAGCAGTTGGTAGAGCCTTGGCTCTTATGGGTTACTTGGCAGATGGAGAGATAGCTTCCTCTGATGAAATGGAGGAGTTTATCGAATATAAGAATACACAACGAATGGATGCGATTACCGCACTTCAAGATTGTAAAGACTTGGCAGAACTAAAAGTAGTCTTTATGAGTCTCGGAAATTTGATGGCAGATGTAGATGTAATTAAAGTAAAAAACGAACTTAAAACAACTCTCAAATGAAAATATTAGATATTCAGCAACGGTCAGACGAATGGTTTGATGCTCGTAAAGGTAAAATTACTGGAACGAAGCTCAAAGACATTGTAGTAAAAAGAGGAACAGGAAAGAAGATTGGTTATTACGAATTGATAGCTGACAGACTCTCAGTTCCAACAGATGAAGACCCAATGGCACGAGGAGTAAGACTTGAGGAAGAAGCTACAGCTCGATTTGAATTTGAAACTGAAAAGAAGGTCGAAGAAGTCGGTCTTTGTGTCCGAGATGATAACGATAAAATTGCAGTATCCCCAGATGGAGTTATTGAAAACAGAGGTGTTCACACAGAACACATTGAAATCAAGTGTCTTTCAAGTGCAAAACATCTTGAAGCATACTTTGAAAAGAAAATTCCATCTGAATACGAAATGCAAGTTTTGCAGAACTTCATTGTGAACGATGATTTAGAAACACTTTACTTCATATTCTACGACCCACGAATTCCAGCTTTGGATTTCCATGTGATAGAAGTGAAACGAGAAGACATAAAAGAAGACATCTTAAAATATCATGCTTATCAGGGAGAGGTTTTGAGAGAAATAGAAGAACTTACTATAAAATTAGCATTTTAAAATGAACATCGAACAAGAATACAAAGACCATATTGAATTATACACAACAGTAGCTACTGATTGTGCAGAAGCCGAAGCGAACTACAAAGATGTAGATTCTCAGGTAAAGACAAAGTTAGCTATTGCATATGCCAATACAGACTCTATTGGAAGCGATGGGAAAAGAGCATCAGCAAATACAAGAGAGATGCAAGCCAGATTCGACCCAGAGTTTATGGAATGGGAAAACGGAGTCAGAGAAGCAAACACAAAGTACATCAAGCTACGAGCCAGAAAGGATATTGGAGAAAAGCGAATAGATATGTACCGTTCCCTTCTTTCTATGGAGAAAGTAAGAGCTGGAATCTTATAAATGAAAAAACATACTAAAGTTTATATGAAAGCCTTTGGATATTATGAAGGAGATTATATCCCATCGGAAATATCTGGGCAACCTGCTGTGGATATTCACCATATTGAAAAGAGAGGAAAGGGGAAAGATGTTCCAGAACTTCTTATAGCATTAACAAGAGAAGAACACGAAAGAGCAGAACTCAGAAAGCAACCTTATTTAAGAGCAGAAGAATTGAAAGAAATACATA